GTGTTTCTCAGACACTGGGGTACATCTAGTGGTTCGTTCATAACGAGCCTGTTCAATTCGTACTGTAATTGGAGGATTCACAAAATTGCGTTTTGTAATCTCCATCCCGAGGAAGATTGGAAGGAAATTGAAACTGCTTTTGTTGGCGACGATTCTCTTTTTTCAGCTCCTCCGCATTTGAGTGACTATAATATGACGTATCTTCAGAAGTTCTTCTGGGAACGTTATTCTATGGTCTATACCTCACCATTTAAAGATGATAATATGCACGTCGACTGGCAAAACTGTACTTTTTTAAAGAGACAGTTTGTGCGCGGTTCGTGCGGTATTATGGCTCCCTTGAATAAAGGGTCTATAGCCAACATGGTTAAGTGGTGTGATAAGAGTGCTGGGATGGAGGAATTCGCAAGTGTGTGTAACTCCGTTTTACTGGAGGCTTTCCATTATGGTGAAGAGTTCTATGGTCAATGTTATAACTGGTGTTTGGCTGAGTCGCGACGACTCAATCAACTCTGGTCTTTCCTTGACTATAAGGCTATGTTGGCTTTTAGAGCCAACGACTATATGTAAAGTCCCCGCCGTGGTTGGCGCTAAACACCCGTCTGGGGAGACGTAAACACCCCAACGTCACGGAGACGTTAATTCCCTAGAGATAAATCTGTTCTCTAGTAATTCAGATAGGTTTTTACTTTCCTACGCCCAATAAGTACGGTGCTGAATCGTTAATCAGCAATGGCCTTCCCTATAATCACGGGGCACGCTAGTTTATATGTGATTGCAACACAAACAGAAGCTCAAAACGGGGTACAAGCAGACAGCCCCCAAAATTTAACGTCTGCCGTTGATACGACCTTGTATCAGACTCCAACTCTTAGTTTCGGAGATATTGGTATGACAGGTGAGCAAGCTACCTCAGGGTATGCGTCTAATGCTCACGCTGTCGGCCATTTCGAGAATACTAGATTGTTGGAGCGTATAGCACTGATTTATGATCAGACGTGGGCCACGTCAGATTTGGCTTCAACTCCAAATCTTGCCGTGGGCTTACAGAAGTATCTCGTTGATATTGATGCGGCTCTGAAGGCTGTAACTAGGAACGCTCAAGTTCTTAGTCAGTTTCAGTTTTACCGGTCTAATATCGAGATTACTTTTCGCCTGAATACAAATCAGTTCTATTACGGAGCACTCATGCTCACGTTGTTTCCGGCCGGTACTGGCGACAGACTTGATGAGAGATCAGTTCTTGATCCTACCATTATATCTGCCTCTAGTGCTGAGTCGGTTATTAAGACCTGGGAATATACCTGGCCAGATGCCTGGAAGGTTGTTTCCGATGGTACTAAACCAACGTACTTTTCAATCGATGTTCTCGCTCCCTTAACAAGAGCGAATGAAAACATGCCCGATGCCATAACCATGCAAATGTGGGCCCGGTTTACAGACATTCATTTGTCTTATCCAACCGGGGCTGGATCAACTGATGAGGTTCAATCATCAAATGGTCCTATGCCAAAAGTCAAGTTTCCTTCGAAGTCGAAACGTTCACATCCGGCTGATGACCCCGCTTCTGGGAGTTCGTCAGTTGATGCCGCCATAGAAGCAATTTCTAGTGTAACTATAGGCGATGCCATACAGTCCGTGTCGTCGTTGTCTTCATTTGTGACTGAGAATTGGGGGTCTAACGCTATGGCTTTGGGTTTGTTGTTTGACAAGCCCGACCGTGAAGTGCCCCAAACTCCAGTCATAATTGAACCATCGATTGACATGTTTAACTGTGATATACCTGACTCTAATGTTTCTGTTGGAGTCTATAAAAGCCGTTACGTTGATCCAGGTCATGGGAGGATGCCTATGAGTAAGAACTGGACAGTCTCTGACTATTCGCGTATACCTGCGCTGCGATCTGCAGTTCAAGTTTTTACGTCGACTAGTTCACCCTGGACCGTTCAATTGATTCAAGGACATCCGGATGATTCGACTATGAAGATTCCGTTAGACTTTTCAGTTCTCTCAGCCGCGCAGTTTAGGGGATCAGTGAAATTATTGTTGCAATTTTTCACCTCGTCTTTCATTTCTGCGCGTTTTGTTCTTCAGTATGGTTCATATGCTCAAGGAATTGAGCCTGTGTGGCCGACTGATTATACAAATGGCATTTCCCACGTTATTAACGTGAAGGGTGATACTGTCGATAGTATTACCCTGCCTTACTTGAATACCAGATGGTGGTCTCAAGGAGGTGGCTCAGCACCTGATTATATTCCGTATTTCAGGTTGTTTATCGACTTCGTCATAGCTACTACTGACACGGTCCAGGA